AAGACCAGCTGTATCACCATTCAGTGGCACATACCGATAAACATCATTGTACTTGTCATACATGTATTTGTATCCACTATCGAATACCATGTAAGATGATGATGGACATGCATCAAACGCATCTTTGACATTTTTAGTCATAGTTACGTTGCTTGTTCCACCAACTGTTGCAGCCCGATACGGAGAAACAAATCCTACGCAATCCCTACGAGTTTCGCAAAGTGCAGTAATCATTGTTACGTGGGTATCATGCCCAAGTTCAGTATCAGCAACACCAGAACTTGGCCCACCCAATACTAGGTTGATGTCAAGATTTTCTGTGTCCTCAAACTTATCATATGCAAGTTCAATTTCTCCAGCAGTAACAGAATAATCATCTGTTCCACCAGTTAATGTGTCAACGTTAACTCCACTTACTAATGTGTAGTCTGTTCCTGTTGCAATATCTGTACCCCAATTAGAACCAGCAGATATGTGATCTGTCCAGTAAATAAATTCTGATTTACGGAAAATAATATCTGCATAATAGTTGTTGTCCCCTTGTGGAGATTTTCCAGATGGGTTCTTTGACATGGCAGCAAAAACTTCAATTATTGCACTTGTCCGATTTCCTGCAACATCAACATCATAACCAGTGATATCACCAGTTTTGTCATATACTGCAACGTGAAGTTCATCTTCCTCACCACGACCATTTGCAGTTGACCAAGCAGATGTGCCTGGCGCAGCATCAAAAAGGTCACTGAAACGCCATCGGCGTGTGATGAATGAGTTATCAGGAATAACTGTCTGAAGTCCAGCTCCAGCAGGATCATCTAACAAACGAATTGTTAAAGTTTCACTGGATAGTGATGTTACTTCGTATTCTTGATTTTTAGACTCTACGTTTGCATCTGTTGTAAAGGCAAGAGCAACATCATCTGCAACTATAATTGCTTTATCAAGAATAAGCGCAGTCTGTGAAGTGACTGTTGCAATTTTAACAACCTCACCACCATCAGAAATGCCTGCACCGATTACTCGTTGTCCAACTGCAGCTGTACCAGAGTTACCATTAACCGTAAGGTTTTTAGTTGCAGTAGTGATCGCACCATCAACAACTGCTGTAACTGAGTTGTTTGTTTGGAATGAAATGATATCACCAACAATGATTGCTGCGTTGGATGCATCTTGATCATCAACTGTAATTGTTAAATCACCAACTGCACCAGCACCATTTACTAGGTTAAGTGTTCCAAGTGGTTGTTTGAATGCTCTTTTGCCGGGGCAAGTATCCACACCAAGCGAGTTGCCATGTGTTCCAGCAGTCCTTGCGGCCCACTCACCATGAGAACCAGAACCATCAGCAAAACTTGCTTCGTAATGATCTTCATCACGAATAAGAATACCACTGTTTGCACCAGCGTTTAATACCGCTGACTCTGGACGAACTATACGAAGTGCGTCAGAATACTGCAAAAAGTTTGCAGCTGTAAAGAAAAACTCAAAATTACTTGAATTTGGTTTTCCGAATATTGTTACCAGTTGTTCCTCTGAACTAATTGTAGTCACAGAAGAAACTGGGCCCTTTTCAAATGGCCCTGCAATTGCACCAATAGAGGTGGATACTGCTGGGATTACATTTGTAAGGTCTATTTCTCTGACTTGAACGCCAGGGCTTACTAGAAATGCCATGTCTCTTACTCCTTTATCTTAGAGTGTTTTTTTTAATCTCACTAATATTTATAAAAAATTAGTTTCCAAAAAGTTACTTTTATAAGTGTTGCAACATATAAATATTTTCATGCCAAATAAACATTACGAAAAATATAAAGATACCATTAAGAAGGTAGCTCGTAGAAACTATCGCAAGAGAATTGTTTTACTTAATAAATTTCTTGCAGACAAGTCGTGCAAACATTGTGGCGAAAGTGAAACAGTGTGTCTAAAATTTTATCCTCACGATTCTGAAATACGAAAGATAACAAAAAGAGTTGGTATGAATAATGAAAGTCGTAAACAAGTTAATCATCTCATAGATAACTCTTTAATATTATGTTCAAACTGTTGGATTAAAAATGATAGCGACTTGATAGAATTTATTTAGTTTTTTACCAATCTGAACCGTAGTCTCTGACCACTGGACTCCAACGTGTTCCATATTCATCAACCATTGTACCAATATTTTCATCTTCTAGCCCATTGATTACAAATCCAAATGGCGCCATGTCCTGTTCCAACATGTCTTGTTGTTCTGCCATCATAGTCTTTCGTATATCCATATCGGTTAATTCTTTAAAATATGTCTGGTCTGTTGCCCATGCAAACATAAACAAACACGCAACTAAATCGTCTGTGCAACCAGAATCTGCTTCAAAAGATTGGCCCTTAACAATAAACGTAGACAGTTCACTAATAATCTGTAGGTCTTGAATAATTAGTTTATCATCTTCAATCATCTGTTTAAGATTGGAACAGCCTATTCGTTTTACAGCCTTAGTTGTTCTTACCCCCAACTGCGCTCTACCACCACTGAAGCCCCCTCCAAGGATTTGTCCTGCCCGTCCACGCATACTTGCCATAATAAGGTTGTCATACTCCAAGTCAAACTGCATAGTCGTAGCAACCTGTTCTCCGATGTCATTTACCTCAATGAGAACGAATGCTTGGTTGTATGCTCTTGCAACATCATATATTTTAGCAGGAAACAATAGGGGTTTTATTTCGTTGTCACGATACTTTGCAACAATTCTATACGGCATCTCTGATACATCAAACACTAAAAATGCAGAGTAGTCGTTAGACGTTCCCCTTGAAACATCAGCAGTCAGCACATAAGTACGGCCTTCTTGTGGTTTTACAAACACATCAAGACCAGCATTAGATGCAATTGGTGCAACGTAAGACATAGTTCTTAATTTTTGTGCTTTAATTAATGTATCGATACTTCCTAAAAACTCACACTCAAACTCTGTGTTAAACTGTTGTTCACTAGTGTTCTTTATAGTTTCTGCTTTCCATTTTTCGTCACGGCCTGGAATTTCACTCCAATGAACTTCAATAGGAACATAAGTATTTCTTTCATTTTCAGCATCATTCCACAACTTATAAAACATGTTCATACCATGAGGAGTCGATACTATCATGACTTTTGTAGTTTTGCCTGAGCTGATTGTTGGATATACTGAACTAAAGAATTGTTCTGCTACGTTGGAAGGAACGTATGCAAACTCATCAAGAAAAATAATGTTATATGAACCACCACGAACCGCACTAGCAGAAGTAGAACTTGCAAGGATTTTTGAACCATTTTCTAGTTCCAAAGAACCCTTGTTCCAGCTCATCACTCCTTGCTGCAACCACTTAGGTAGGTGTTCGTATGCCAGTTGTAACCGCCCTAGCAAGTCTCTAGCGGTAGCTGCTTTGTTGGCAAGTATCGCAACATTAACCGATGCATTGAATAAGACATAATGGAGTAAATAAGCTATAATAGTTGTAGATTTACCAGACTGTCTAGGAAGTTTGCAAATAGTAAAGCGATTGCTGTGAAACGTACCAACCATTTCTTTTTGAAAGTCATACAGTTTAAATGGAACTAACCCCTCATCAAGAGAAACAATCATAATATAATTTTGTATGAAGTATAGAGGGTCTTTCATACACCTAGAGTATTCTTCAACTTCTTTTTTTGTCCACTCTTGAGACACGTTTGCCCGTTTGAGGTTTGGATTGCCTAAGTATACTCCTTGTTCAGACATTTTATCTATTCCCATGTATTAAAAAGTTACACGCTATACTTATTCTTGTTGTATCTTTAGAACTTTGTTCTACATTCATAATATAATCCTAATTGTTTTTTATTTCTTTTAAATCGGTTGATAAAAGTAATTCCATATAATGTTTAATAATAAAAGAAGGCACTACATCAAAATTTCCCGAAACCACCATACGTGGCTCTTTACATTTACATTTTGGAACTGAGTGCATCACCCAGCCAGGAAATATTACAAGGTCGCCCTCTTTTGGTTCTATTCGCATATTTGCTTCATCAAATACCAAAGGACTAGAACCTTCTGGAACTTTAACATAATAAACCCAACTCCAAATCTTAGGATAGTGAGCGTGCATTTCTGTGTATTGACCTTCCGTATATGATGCACCCCATACTTCAGCTGGAACAATTTTTAGTGGGAGACTCTCTGAGTTCAAGGTAACATTAATTATATCCCACACAATCTGCATTAATTTGTCAAAGGACTTATTTTCTCTATGCATAAACCAATTGGTCATATTTGCTTTAACATTAGTTTCCATATTCATCTGGTCACCAAGTTTAATAATAGTCGAAACAATGTCTTCGTGAATTTTGTTTCCAACTTTATCTTTTATTTTTTCTAAATGAACGGGAAGTGGGATATTAAAATTGTAGTGGGGTACAGTTTTAAACATGAGGTAACTCATTATCAATATTGCTCATAATATAATCCTAATTGTAAGTTTAAAGTGTTATTTTTCTTTTAACATCTTTTGTAGTTCAGCTGTAGACCCAACATATAATGCATTGTTCACCGTCTTTGGAGCATGGTTCGGCACTTCCTTCAACTTTCTCATCTTCTCTTGCAGCTCCCCAAGTTTTTCTGTAACCTCTGCAACCTGTTTAATGCCATTGAGTGCAACTTCGTAAGTTCTTGGGTGTTCTGATTCCTTTGCAAGTTCTAGAATACCATCAATTGCATCTTGACCACGTTCAATCAGATTGTAAAGATTTTCTCTTTGATATTTATAATCATTGTCAATATCATCACTACTAGTAGCTGGAAGTATTGGGTGTCCATCTCTAGGACTAATACTTTTTTTTTCAATCTTAGTTGATTCGGGAACAATATTTTCTATAACACCTAAAGTTTTGTCAAGTCGCAACGTAGAATCTTTATTCATCTGAACCTGTCACTGGATTAAACTCTTTTGCATCCTCAAAGAAAGACGTAGTTTCACTAAATCCAAAATCATCATCTGCGTCAGCGCTTGTTGGATTTGGTGTAACTGTAAGTCTTTGTTCTCTCTTGGGAGAGTTAACTTCCAAGTCAGTGTATTGATCAACTTGTACAGTCTTGATAACCTTACTAGACGTAACAGGGCCATACAAATAAAACTTCGCAGTAAATGAAAGAGTGTATATTAGTGCTCTACGAGTAGTAAAGTCTCCTTGATAGTTATCTTCATACGAAATAGAATTTAATACAATGGGAACATCTCTTTTACTATCCATCGCAACATTATCATTGATTGTCAATGTATAGTCTGGTTGGAAGTATGGAAGAATTTGTTCTACAATTTGTAAGGCATCATCAGATTGTTTTGCCATAACGTATAATTCTATTGCTAAATTATATGGCACGGGCATATACTGTGCGTCTAGTTGTTTAGCGTTTGCACCTTTAACTTTTTTAAATCGTTGAACACGATTTAGTTTACGAGCAGAGTCATATTCTAAGTTTTGAATTTCAAATCCAATACGAGGTAAAGTAATCGCAACTTGTTTTGTTAAGTCTGCATCTTCATTTAATCGTACTAAAAACTTTTCTCTAGGCCCATACGCAAGAGGAACTTTCATAGATTGTAATATATTTCCAGAATTGTCTTTACGAATAAGATTGATGTTGTTAAACATTGTTCCAAATGAAACAATAACCTTTCGTATACTTTCGTGGTAAAATTGAGTTCCTAACATTATGTATTCTCCGTATCCATCATATGATTGTATAATTAAGTATTATAGCAGAATCGTTTGCCAATGCACCACCTGATAAGTTTGTTATACTTACTTTAAATGAACCAGCTACTACTGTATGTATTCGTACTTCAACATCTAAATTAGC